GATACGAATGGTTGAACCACCACTCGACCATCGCCGTAGTGGAGCCAGATAACTTATTGCATATCCTAAAGCATCTACAGGTCCAGAGATATCATCTAAGCCACCAATTCCCTTGGTAGGTTTACCGGTTTTATCGTAGGTTTGTTGTTCTAGGGACTTAATTAAGTACTTGCAAGAGTTGTGTACTTTGAGGCGGTTCGCTAATAACAAGACGTTGACGCAGTTAACGCGGTCGGCAACAAGTGGGTTGCTTGATTGTGCTTTTACGATTAACTTTCCTTTCTTTAGTAGCGATAAATCAGACTCGGAGGCGTTGGTGGTAGTGCGTTGACGGCTGGCTGCGTCTGGGATTACGACTAGGTTTTCTCTTTGGAGTTGGTCGGGGTAGGTGTTAATTAGTTTCTCGACTACTGCCGGTGTGTCTTTGGGGTGGTGTTCATTTATGACGTGGAATTCGTCGCCGCGACGGATAATTGTCATGCAGAAACAAGCGGCTACGTTGAAATCTACCCCTATGAATATGCGGTCTTCTTTGTTAAGTTCTTCGTCGGTCCAATGTTTATCTCTGTCGAATGGATGGTAGACAGTTGTGTTCTCTAGGTTGGTAAATTCTCCGTTAATGTAACTTGCAATTAAATTAGCGTCGTAGTTTTGGTATAGGGAGTCAATAAATCCGGGAGGTAGGTGCGGGTTGTCGGTGGTTTTTGCTTTTATCATTCGGCGGTCGGTGCGATCTCCGTTTTCTACGAAGGTGCGGTAGCACCATTTGTATCCTTCTGGGGTTGAGCCGACTGCGAGGACTGGGTTTTTGCCGCCTCGTAATCTGGCGAGGAACATTTCACCTGCTTTTTGTGCGGTTTCAGTTGGCGAAGTGTCGATTTCGTCAGCTAGGCAGAATGACAGGTTTTGTCCCCTGATGCGGTTCCATGTTTCGGTTGCTCGGCATAGCAATGTGGTGCTGCCATGTTCGGTGTGGATTATGTATTCGGGTTGGGGTGATACTCGGAAGTCGTGTTCTATTTCGTATTCTTCTAGAAAATCATCGAAGCTTCTCATCCATACGTCGCGGAGCAATATATTCGTTGGTTCAAAGACTGCGCCTACTGTTCCGGGGTTATCCATGCAGAGTAATACGGCTTTGGCGCATAATGCTCTGGTTTTTCCACTTCCGAAGCCTCCGATGAAGCCGAGAATGAGGTGTTTTTCATCATTACAAAATTCCTTTTGGGCTGGTAGTAACCCCTCTACAATTTTAAATCGCAATTTTTCATTAGTTTCGGTCGCTCGGCTGGATACCTGAATGGGTGGTTCGAGGCATGATCCACCCGGTACGTTCGCTAGTAAACTCACCTATAAAATCATTACTTACTTAAGTAGGATAGTAGGTAATAAACATAGGGGGTAGGGTGAACGAGATTATTGCAGCAATTCTTGGGGCTGGTATTTCAGTTGTGGCAATGTTGGCGATGGGGGCCGGTAAAAAGAGGGAATCCTTTACGGTTGAAATATTTAAGAGGCTGAATACGTTGGATAATAAGGTTACTAGGTTGGAAGAGAGGGTCAGCATTAAAGGGGTGGAGGATTAATTATGAATTGTTGGCACTGTAAAACTGAGTTGATTTGGGGTAGTGACTCCGATTGCGAGCATCTGGAGGACTATTCGATGGTTACTTTCCTGAGTTGCCCGAAATGCAAGGCAGACGTTGAGGTTTTTCTTCCCAAAGACAACAAAACCCCCTAATGTCCTCTACAACTTAGGGGGCTTTGAAGCTATCCAATAACCAAAATGCTAATACTTGCTAAGGGGGTAAAGGGCATTCCTATTTTACTACCTATTTAAGTTGAGACAACATCTTGGAGACGAAGGGGGTAGGGGTGCTGTTAATACTTAAGTAAGTGTAGTTTTATAATTTGGTTAGGTCTATGAGCAACCGCCCCCGACCGCCCTCGCGCGACAAATCGCTTGGGTGGGGGTGGGTGTTTTGCTTGCATAACTGCTTTACAGACAGTTATGCGAAGGCCCTAAATCAGTGAGTCACTAGGGTTAAGAGTATGTCCACTAAATATCAAGCTATGTCCAGTTTTACGGGCTGCTATTTATCATTTAAGCAATTACTTATGTATAAACAATAGGGATTAATTAAATAGGAGCTGCTACCCCTACCCCCTGCGCGGCGATATGTGAGAGACCACAATCTAATTATCTTGTCACCTCAGCCAAATTAAAAAGCTTTGCCTTTGCGTTAATTGCTCCCAATGTGACCGCATGCTGATTTGTTGCCGCGCTGCGCTCAATTACTGCGCTCAACTGATCAGCTAACTCAACAGTCATTGAGACCCTATCGCGCTTAAACTCAATCGTCATTTCGTCCATAACTTCCTTAATCAGAGAGTCAGTCTGGGCTCTACGTATCCCCCAGTTAGTTCTGGCATATTCCAGTATTTGAATTCTAGATTTACCCTCGCGCTTCATAGCGTAGATTTTAGTTAACCTTATTTGTTTTTCTCGCTTAGTACACTTAGCCACAGTAAAGCGCGCTACACATCATATAAAGCAGTATAAGGGACAATTAGTGATTAAGTAGCCATACCAATAAATAAACAATAAAAAAGGCCCACTTTGCGCGGGCCGGTTAGTTATTTAATTTGACAGGTTAGTTTTTGAACTTCTTTAATAAGCTTTCAAATTCTTTATGGTCCTTAGTCCCTAGCTCGTAATCGCTTTCCATTTGCTCAAACATATATAAGGCTTGATCAAATTCAGAATCAGTTAATTTAATAATTTTCATAAGTAAAGCCGGTTAACTATGCGTGTAACCGTCGGATTCAATACCTAGCCAAGTACTCGGCGTGTCCTTATCTTGGCTAACCGCTACCATATAGCACTTATTAAGACTGTGATAATAAGGAACGCCAACAAACGCCCACTTCTTTTTAATAGTCTCAAAAGCTTGTGTTTGTTGCTTATTCATTAGTTGAGTCCTCATAGTAAGAAACATCTAAAACTGTCACGGGCTCGAGAAAATCTCTAACACTATTCAAAACACAGTTTTCGGTAAGTGGATCACCAGAACAGTATTCACCGTGTTTATCTACTTCTACAAGTAGAGTTACTTTCACTTTTTTAGTATCTTGCTTTATTCGGTAGTCTTCTAATGCTTCTTCTAATTCGCTTTCACTAAGACTATCAACCGTATAACCGGTAATTAACTCTTTATTAATAGAATCAATTTGATCTTGAGTTAAATGAGCAGTATTAGCCATTCTCCTCACCCTCTTCATATTTTAGAGCGTCATCTGAAAACTCCTTAAGTCTTTCTATAACCTCATCAGGGTGAAACTCCCTATGTAAAGCATCTTCACCAAAGGCTATTTCATAAGCTTCTTCAATAAATGTTTTAACATTTTCAAACGCTTCTAAGTTTTGAAAATAGGGGTGCTTCTCCCCTTCTTCTTCTTCATCCCAGTTCTCTATTTCATCATCAAAGTCCTCTCTCTCTGAGTATTCTTCAATGAAAGTAAAAAATTGATTGATTGATTCATCAATAGTTGGCTCGTTAGGGTATGTCATTTGATGTAATGCAATTGGATTAGTTAGAAAGTTTTTTACAAGCGTTCATAAGCTTGTAGTAAGAAGGAAGTGAAACCGGCCTAGTCATTGAATAAGTACCGGTTGAATTCTTAGTAAGTAGTATTGTTTTCATCTTATTGCTCTCTCTGGCTTTGCTTCTAAAGTTCCTTTTAAAACTCTTAAAGCTTCATTAATATCTCTAGTTCTTTTTCCTTGCTCATAAGTTTCAAAACTTAGAGAATGAGAAGCAACCGTACTAATTAAAACATTTAATGCTAATTGCTGCTTAATGGTCAATTCGTCGAAACGATTACTAACAAAAGAAGTAGGCATTTAATTTGATGTAATGGAATAAAAAAGAGCCCTTTCGGACTCCTTCATTATAAGCATGTAAGTAATTACATGTCAACTCTAACTTAGTTAGGTAAAGCGTGAACAATATATTTAACTTTTAATCGGCTTGAGGTAGGAGCGTTTCTCGTCAACTCGTCTAGTTCTTTTTTAGCGTCTTCAACTTTCTTTTTCTGCGCGTCTAATCGTTCTG